AAAATGTAAATACCTATTTCTACAAGGACTTTGATTGCTTTTTCCATATCAAAATACCTTCTGGTTTAGGCACTTCTACATCGTTTAAGGTTCGATTCATCATCTCCTTAAAGTCAGCCCATTTCTTGATATATCTTGGCTGCTCGCTTGCTGGCACATAATTGTAAAGTTTTCTCCATCGGATTGTAATGTCCGTAGAACTTGGTGTGTAGATATAGCTCTGGTTATCAAGCATCTGTGCAACCTTTCTTGCTTTGTCAAAAAACTTATTTTCTTGATTCATATTTCCTCCTAGACTCTCGGTCTAAACAAAATTTACATTTCCATCTAGAAACAGGCTTAGTCCTGCTTCCGACCTTTACCAGCTTAAAACCATCTTTTGCCCTAAAAATTTGGCAACTATGACACCACTTAGTTTCCATCCCATCCTTCCTTCATATATCCATATTCCGAGGCATCTGCTACGGCTGTGAGCTTTAAACATACATCGCATTGGTCGATCCATATTCTGTGGCTCTCTGTGTTTTTGAGTTTGTGCGTTCCCCATTTTGAGCCACACTCTAAGCAAACATTATCGGGTTGTTCATTTGCTAGTCTCACTTAGTTCAGCCTTTCTCTTTTCTTTGGCATCGTTTACTTTCTTTAGCGCATCTTTGTCCTTGGCTACTTCTTTATACGCAAATGCAAAGTTTACTTTTAGTTCTACAAGATCCGCAGACTTAGCAATCTTATCTAACAGATCTGTTGTGTCTACAGGAACATCATCCCACAAATCTTCACCGACATACAAGGATAATCCAAGACCATGTAAAGCAATGGCTTTGGCTAAACAACGCTGCATCGCAGTATTGACCGCAAACGCATCAGGGTTAGGAATGGCTTTGTTTCTGTAATCCATAACAGGCAACTGAGCTGTCATTGACTTACCAAAGGCATTGACTGTGCAGAACACCATGACAGTCTCACCAAAGCAAACTGGCTGACCATAACTCCAAGTAGCTTGTGGATCTCTCTGTAGCAATGTATCTACAGCCCATGCCCAAGATAGATAAGACAATCCATTCTTCTTCTCTACCTTGTCTGATACATCTACATTACGCAGTTCTAAATACTTACTCATACATCCCCCTCATCAGCTAATTTGTTTTCAATGTGATCGTGAACTAGATAATAAATAGCACGACCAAACTTTTCCCACTCACCTCGATCTGCATACTCTCGCAGATTCTCCCACTTCTCAGCACCAGCATAATCCGCAGTAGCTTCCATCAAATGCTCTTGGAATACTTCTAGATTCATTACATCATATTCCTTGCCAGGTTGCATATAGTTCACCCAGATATATTCCCGATGTGCATCGGTATCATCCATTTCATGAAATGGTGCTTCTAACCAAGAATCATAAGATTTCATATTCACGATAAACCCCCTGTTTTCCAAATATACACAGCCATTGCAGGAGCAAGCATTAGGATCGCTGCAACTGCACCCCAAAATAAATCTTTATTACTGCCTTTATGATCTTTCATAAATCCCCCCTTAAAAAACTTTTTTTGCTTTGTCATGTGGACAAATTTTTCTTTGACCATTTGGTTTAAACCATACAGTCTTATTGCCATTGCTTACAGCAAATTTAATTGCTTCTTCTTTGGTAGCAAAAGCATCAGCTAAACCAAAATGATAAAAACTGTCAGTAACTAAATATGGTGTATTTGATAATTTCATTTTTATTTCCCTTCACAAGAAATAAGCAAGATTGCTTACCTATGACTATACAGATATTTGTAGAGATTTGTAGAATATTTTATAGGGATTTTCCCTAATATCTACAAAAAGCCTTGTTTCATGTAGAATAAAAGACCAAATAGGAGGATATATGGATAGTGTTGTAAAAAACCAACAGTCATTCGATAAGCTACTAGAAGTGTTTGGCAGCTACAAAGAAATGGCTCAAAAGCTCGGTATGAAGTATGTAACTGTCTATGCCTGGTCTATGCGTAACAGCATCCCTAAAAAGCACCACAAAGCCATAATTATCGCCTCAGAGGGCAGAATTAGCGCAGAAGATCTTGGCTAGTCTAAATCAGCGCACCATCGCTTTGTTTGAGGAAAGGGGGTATCAATGCGATATTGTGGAGTCGTACAACGCATTTACAAGACGAAAGAAAGACTTGTTCGGTCTGTTCGACATCGTGGCTATTGGAAAAGGAGAGACAGTAGCAATCCAATTGACATCAAAAAGCAATATGTCAGCAAGGGTCAAAAAAATAAGCAATTCAGAGATCCTTCCAGAGCTTTTAAGATCCAATTGGAGAATCTGTGTTATTGGATGGTTCAAAAAGCCCAATGGAAGATACGACTACAAAGAGTTTGAATTTTAAGGAAAGCAAATGAAAGCATTTATTACAGGCATTTCTGGTCAAGATGGATCGTATTTAACAGAGCTTTTGTTAAGCAAAGGTTATGAAGTGCATGGCATGATTCGTAGAATTAGCCAACCAAACTTATCAAATCTTAAAAATACATTAGGTCAAATTACTTTACATACAGGCGATATGACCGATGGCACAAGCATCTTTCGGATTATTGAAAAAGTAAGACCAGATGAAATCTACAACTTAGCTGCAATGTCTCAAGTTCGTGATTCTTACGATCATCCAGAAACAACTCAAGACATCAATGCTAATGGGCTTTTAAGGATTATGGAGGCTGTAAAAGCATTGGGATTGGATTCTAAGATTTATCAAGCCTGTTCTAGTGAAATGTTTGGCAAGGTGCAAGAAACACCACAAAAAGAAACAACCAAGTTTTATCCAAGATCCCCATACGGAGCTTCTAAAGTAGCTGCGTTTGAAATGGCTAGGATTTGGCGAGAAGCCTATAACATGAAAGTCTATTGTGGCATTTTGTTTAACCACGAAAGTCCAAGAAGGGGTGAGGCATTTTTATCTCGCAAGGTATGTAAAGCAGTCGCAGAAATTGCTTTAGGACAACGAGATAAATTAGTTCTTGGAAACCTAGATGCTAAAAGGGATTGGGGATACGCAAAAGAATATGTAGAGTGGATCTGGCGAATTATGCAACATCCAACTCCAGATGACTTTGTGATTGCTACAGGAGAAACACATTCGGTTAAAGAATGGGTGGAATTATCATTTGCCCATGTTGGCATTACCAACTGGGAAGATTATGTAGATTTCGATAAAAGCCTGACTCGACCAGCAGAAGTAGATTTATTGTGTGGCGATGCAACAAAGAGTAAGGAAATATTAGGATACGAACCAAAAACTAAATTTAAAGACTTGGTGGCAATTATGGTAGATGCTGAAATGCAAAAATTAAACCCTGTGCATGAGGACAACAGGCGCAGATTAACCAGCTTTCCAGAAGCAAAAATGCTAGAAGTAAAAGAAGATTGTATTCTTGGCAAGCACTATCACAAAATCAAGACAGAACGCTTTTTATTGTCCTGTGGTGAGGCTACCCTTACCATACAAGATAAAGAGCCTGTAAGCATGGAAATAGGCAAAATTTACACAGTTAATCCTGGTGAGATGCACACTTTTGAAATTAAAAAAGGCAGCATACTAATAGGGCTAAATTCTAAAGAATTTGATCCATCAGATGACTACAAGTAATTTTTGATTTATAATTTAACCAGCAGATTGATACCTGCTAATATTATTTAGCCGAAAGACCCTATAGGGTAGCTTTGAGCATTTAGCAAAATATTTCGGCAATTTTGTTAAATGGTATCAACTTAGAGCTACCTTATGGGGTTTTTCTATTTCTGCTCGCACTCCTGGCGATACTAAGCACCTAAATCGGTGGCGAGGAAGAAAAGATAGGCTCATTACCCGATGGCAAGCCTCGCAGACTTAAATGGGTACTGCACAAAATTGTAGATAAATGGGTGAGCTAATCTACAGTTGAGAAGAACATTACCTCAGGGAGGATTGGAGTTATATCTTGGTATAACTTGGATCAGGTCGATAGATTAACTGCTATCACCCTTTAGTAGAGTATTGTCAAAATGTATAGTAAATTGCACAAAAAACATACAATTTGTAAACAATAAGAAACAACTTAAAGGTTAATTTATGATCCATAAAAGTATCCTTATAGGTTATAAAGTAACATTTATGAGCCATTAGGGAAAATACCTAAGATTTATTTGTAGAACTCGTATAAGATAATTAGAAATTCATGGAGGATGTATGGTTATTAAATCAGAGTTCTGGCATATTCTACAAAAGCATATTCAATTAAGAAAACAGAAATGATCTTGTTCAAATGGATAGGCACTGCACTTTGTCTCATCGGGATTGGGCTTACCTCTGTCAATATTTATCCAGCAAACATTTTCCTAAGTTTGATTGGTAGTTTTATCTGGACAATGGCTGGTATATACCAAAGGGATATGCCACTCATCCTTGTAGAAGCAGCAGCAGTCGCTATGTATTTTTTTGGAGTTGTGTTGTATATTGCTAACGAACTTACGAAATGGTTTTGATATGTATTGGAATCATAGAATGGTAAACCTTACAGAAGATGATGAGTCTTGGATTGAGATCTGCGAGGTGTTTTACGATGACGATCACACACCGATTCTTTATACCGAAAAAGGTATAAGTGTCGCAGGGGAAACTAAGGAAGAACTCAAAACCCAGTTAGAGCAAATGTTGTCTTGTTTAAATAAGCCAGTTCTAATTAAAGCAGACTTTAATAACAATCGACTAAAAATGATGGTGGAAGATGCTGATTCGTATAAACTTGATTAAAGAAAATAAAGATGGCTCTGCTGATGTTCAAGTTAGGTTTGACAAGGAAGGTCATCATTTGTTGTTGCAGTATGGTCTTACAAGTATTTTAGAAAAGGCAATCGAAGAAAGGGAAAGGAAAGATGGATTTCAATCAATTCTGGATGTGCTATCCGAGAAAAGTCGGGAAATTGACAGCAAAAAGAAGTTGGGAAAAGCTGTCGGCAGAAAACAAACAAAAGGCACTAGAAGCAATAGAACAGCACAGAAAATACTGGGTAAAAAAAGGAACTGATTGGGACTACATTCCCCATGCCTCTACTTGGTTAAACCAAGAGAGATGGGAGGATGAGTTGGTGATCGAGGAAAAGAAAAAGGAAGTTCTTGCTTGGCACAGGACAGATGAAGGCACTTTAGCCAAAGGCAGAGAAGTTGGATGCCAACCTTATCCTGGTGAGTCTATGGATCAGTATCGCCAAAGACTGCATCGTAGAATTCTAGAGTTGGAAGGACAGATGTAATGCACAAATTTCCTTACAGATGGAATTTAAAAGACTCTACATTTACAAAAGATAAAGGTAAAGTATTTTCTTGTTTTGCCTGTGGTGGTGGATCAACAATGGGTTATAAATTAGCAGGATTTGATGTTCTTGGATGTAATGAAATTGATCCAAAAATGGCAGAAGTTTATAAAACAAACCACAATCCTAAATATTGTTTTGTAGAACCTATCCAGACTTTTAAATCAAGAAATGATTTGCCAGATGAACTTTACGACTTAGATATTCTTGATGGTTCTCCACCATGTTCAAGTTTTTCAATGTCTGGATCTAGAGAAGAAGATTGGGGTAAAGAAAAAAAGTTTAGAGAAGGTCAAGCAGAACAAGTATTAGATACATTGTTTTTTGACTTTATAGATTTGGCAGAAAAATTAAAACCAAAAATTGTTGTTGCAGAAAATGTAAAAGGATTGTTATTAGGAGAAGCAAAGTCTTATGTATTAAAAATATTAGAATCTTTTGACAAAGCTGGTTACATGGTTAATTACTGGCTTTTGGATAGTTCTGATATGGGAGTTCCACAAAAAAGAGAAAGAGTGTTTTTCCTGGCAATTAGAAAAGATATTGCAGATCCATTTTTAGAATCAGTTGATATGTTTACTATTGCGCCTAAAATAAATCTACAATTTAATGAGAAAAAAATTGTCTGGGGTGATGTAATTGATGAAAATGACAACACAGAAACTTTGTCAAAACTAGATGGTGAACTTTGGGAAAAAAGACAAATAGGAGATATAGATTTATCAAACATTTCTTTAAGAGAAAGAAACATTTTAAGTAGATTTAATGCAAAATTTTTGTATAAAGAAAAAGTTGCAAATACAATTACTGGTGGTGAACAATGTGTATTGTTTGATAAGAAAAGAAATAGAAATAAACAAGAATTGTGTGATTGCGGCACATATCCACATGACTACAATTTTTTGAATAACAAACCAGAATATTTAATAGGAATGTCAGTTCCTCCAGTAATGATTGCTCAGATTGCATTAAGAATTTATGAAGAATGGTTATCAAAAATCAATACATCAATGCGGAGTAAGGCAGTTGTGCAAGTGGAGATCGGATTGGGGATTGCAGAAGTTTAGAAAATATTTATCAGAAAATAATCTTGATAAAGATTTGCTATCAGACTTCCAAGATCAATGGTTAAAAGGTAACAGGGGAGAATGGGGAAAATGGATATAGATCCAGTAAGAGCAGTTGAATACATCATGAAACATAGTGCTGAGTTTGCCAAGGCAAAAGCAGAGAGGGTTTATATAGAAAACTATCTTAGGTCTAAAAAAAGCCTAATTATGGCTAAATCGTCTGCTAAGAGCGTTGCAGCAGCAGAGGTTGATGCTTATGCAGACCCAGAGTATATCGGTCTCCTAGAGGGCTTAAAAGAGGCAGTAGAGGCAGAAGAAAAGCTAAAGTGGATGCTAACCGCAGCTCAATTAAAAGTAGAGATCTGGAGAAGCCAAGAAGCAACCAACAGGGCGATAGATTCAAATGCTAGATAGTGATATAGTTTATTTTGTCGGCTTGGTTATATTTGCTTTGGTAGGAATATCTATTTGGATTGCGATAGACTAATGGACTCTACAAACTACGATGCACAACAGAAGAAGTTTGATGAGATGCTAAAGACAGCACATTTTTTGTCGTATCTACTAAAACAAACAAGATTAGAAAACGCAATGCTACGAGCAGAGCTAGAAAAACATAAAAACTTAGAAGGAAACCATTGATGATTGACTATGCAGAATT